ATCTGACATATTGTATAACCAATTCAATTGCTCTTCAGAATATCGATTGTTGGCGAATATTACATTTGTTTCAGGCAAACAACAATGTTCAATTGTAGTTGGTAAATCAGTACCATGCTCTTGAACAGGTTCGGTATGCATTAATAAACATACACTATCTCTTTTTTCTTCAGGTAATGCTTCAACAAATTTATTAAATGCTAATATAACATCTACTGGTTGTTTTCTTCTGATATTACGATTTGACCAATATAATACAAATTCATAGTTCTTATCACCAAAAATACTTTTCTTAAAATCTTCGGGAACATCAACCGGCTTATATAATTCCGAATTGATACCATGTGGTACATAACTTACTTGCCAATCTTCTGGTGTATTCCAATGTTTTTCTTTGTTCCAACCATACACTCTCTTAGTGATACCATATGTTTGTTTTGAAATACATCCAATCCAATCACAACTTTCGTAATAATCTCTATTGTATTTTGGGTCTGGCAAATCATCCCAGATGTGGTAGAAGAATAATGGAGTAGTTTGTCTGATTTCATGTTCCATATCATACAACCAAATCCAATATCTTGGGTCAGTAAAGTGTAAGATAGCATCTGGTCTTTCAATCATCAATAATTGACGAATAACATCCGCATTACCATATCCATCAAATGGATAGATTTTTACATTTGCATCTGCTACGCCCGTTCTAGCTCTTACATCTTCGTTTAAATCAAATACTTTACCAGCTTCTGGGTGTTTGATTGCTGCTCCTAATTGTACCCAATCGTATTTATCAACTGTTCCTAATACTAATTGTTTGGAAACATTGGCTATACCACTAGCCATTCGTAAATCATCGGAAAGTAACAGGATTTTCTTTTTTGCCATAACTTTTTTTGTTTCTTAAAATTGTGAACCACTAATTTGTAACTCTTTGTGGTCGTTCACTTGTGTTCTAAATTTTTCGTTTTTTACATAAAGGTCTAAGGTTCTATTAACGAGCTTTTGAAAGTTGATACCACCTTTAATTGTAGCCATCTTAAAATCCTCATCATATAACTCTTTTATAACCTTAACCGTAGTTAATTTTAGGTTTGCCATCGTTGTTATAAATTTATATATAAATATATATAAAATTATTTTCCATCACATAAACCTCTTTCAAAAAATTCACACCAACCGCATAATTTGGATGGCTTCTTAGGATACTCTACATCAGTTCTATACTTACCTTCTGAATCAAATACACTTTCTACAAACTCACTAAATCCTTTCCATGCTTTATTGATTGATGGTTTACCACTTGCTGGTACATGCTTACTGATACGAGGTATTGTAAAATCTTCTACTTCGGCTACCTTTCTTTTGAGAATAATAAATTCAACATCAATTATATCAGGCGATATACCAATCAACTCAGCATAAAATTTCTTATATAATAGGATTTGTGAATTTTTAATTGGGTCAGATTTTTGATACTTACTCCAACCTTTGGTAGATGTTTTGAAATCGGTAATACGATATCTACCTGTCTTTTTGCTTCTAACGATAAAGTCAATGAAACCCATAAAGTTTACATTTTCTAAAATCTTAGTATTAATAGGTTGCTCAATTGCAACCAACTCATCATCTTTTAGTGAGAAGAAATTGTTGAAGTTTTTAGATTTCTGAAAATAATCTAAAATAAGATATCCATCTTCTAAAAACTCAACTAACTCTTCTTTGGAACAAATAGGGTTTGCTCCATCATTAGATTCCTTAATAAAGAACTCTCTCATCTTTTCTTTGAGGAATTCTTTTGTATCCATATTCTTATCAGCTTGTGATTTAGAAATACGAAGGCATCTACTTAAATACTCTTGGAGAGTTTCATGCATCGCCGAGCCAAATACCGAATGTATATTAGAACTTGATTCCGATAAACCATCTATGTAACTTAGCTTGTATTGATGTGGACACGAACTCCACATTGAATACTGGCTGAATGAAACTCTTGCCATTATATTTTTAATTTTAATTTTGTTATTTGTTTTTTGTCTACACCATACTTTTCACAAATATACTTAATGTTTTCTCTACCTTCTCTAGTTGCATAAAGAATTTCAAGATATTCATTTGCTTGGTGTTCAGAACAAAGATACTCATTTTTTATGAGATTAACAACAAAATCTTCATATTTTTCTGAAGATTTTCCTTTCATATACTTTAGGAAATATCTTCCTTTGGGGATAACATTGATATACAACTTATACATATCCTTCGGCTCAAGCGATTGAGTCAAAGGTAGTATAGATGCAATAAGTTCAACCCAATCGGGGTTCATAGAAAGAAATCGGTTAATCATAAAATTACTCCAACTCTTTCTATCCTCTTCCGATAACTGCTCAAAGTACTTTGGGTCTTGCTCAGTTGTTATTGCCTTAATATGGTCAAATAATGATTTACCAGCCATACTATTCGATTACTTTTTTATCCTTCAATTCATCCGGCATTAATTCTTGTAATGGTTTACCACATTGAGTACATAAAAATACTTCAATAGGAATGATTGAATCTTTAGCTTCACCGGTAATTAGACGAGAAACCTTTTTGAATCTCATACCTGGCATAAAGATTAGATTGCCACATTCACAAGGAATATCTCTCGTATCGTTTAAGCTAAAGTTTGGCATTGGGGGTTGTTGTCCGTTTTGCATTTTATTTATTTTATAATGTTTATAATTTGTATCAATAGAGATGCGAAAACAATTTCTTTATCTACTACTAATGAATCTTTATATTGAGATTCTGAAATTGCTAATATCACATTAGCAGTATTTCCACCTGCATACTCATCTACTTTATCATAAAGATATGTATACATTTCAGTATAATCATTCATCTGATTATCCAATACCATTTGTCTTGTTTTCAGATATAGATTTCTCTTATCATCATTAGCTTTAAGTGCTTCTACTAATTTAGTTTTGAAATCAGATTCAACCATAATAGCTTTATCTACTTTCAACTCTCCTTTAGCGGATTGTAATTGACAGGTGTTTAAGATTCTACGAATATCTGGATAATATGAACTTACAATATCAGCTACATTCTTAATATCATACTTAATCTTTTCAGCATCTAATATCTTACTCACTTGAATTGCCACATCCTTTTTAGTTGGAGGGGTAATTGCAAACGATTGACATCTACTCTGAATTGGGTCAATAATCTTCTCAATGTAGTTACAAGTCAAAATGAATCTACAATGTTTACTGAATGTTTCCATTAAGTTACGAAGGATTGCCTGTGCGTTTGGAGTCATATAATCAAACTCATCCAAAATCACAACCTTAAATCCTGCAAATCCAACCGATGATGCGAAGTTCTTTACTTTGTTACGAACGGTATCCACATTGTTCTCATCCGATGCATTGATAATCATATGGTCACATTTGATTGTGTTTACGATTAACTTTGCTAATGTGGTTTTACCTGTACCTGCTTTACCATACAACAATAGATGTGGGATATCATTATTATCCAAATATTGTTGAATAGTTTCTTTGATGGTTTCATTACCAACATAATCAGCAAGAGTTTGTGGGCGGTATTTCTCCACCCACAAGCTATGCTCTTTTTTATTAATGTTATTTGCGAAAAAGCTCATATTAATTTTTTACGAATACACCATTTACGGTCTTACCAGTACGGTCTTTAATTTCATTCCAAGCGGCTTCTAAACATTCATTAGGAGTTAATCCCAATTGTTTAGCCAAAATGATAAGTGTTACAAACGCATCACCAATACCATCTTTGATTTCCGCATCCTTAGATTTTAATAATGCTCCAGCCGTTTCACCCACTTCTTCCAAAACTTTTAACATTTGCTTTGGTGCATTTTCTTTCTTTAGGATATCTTTATCTGCTGCCCATCCAACTACATTTTCAATTAACTTATCAAATGAAGCATCGTAGTTTGGGAATAATTCTAATTGCTCTGCCATTTTATTAATTTGAGATTTCTACTAAATAATATTTACATACAAAGTTATCAATTTGGAACTCAACATTTGCTAAACCATCTGCTGATACTTTTAACTTAGCTGATGTAGCCTCTTTGTTAGCCGTTAAGATTTCCTTCAAATACTTTGCTGAGAATGAGATTGGTTTAACTTCACCTTCAAACCCTTTAGTTGCAGTAAATGTTACTCTATTTGTAGAGATAGAAGAATAACCAATAGCCATCTTCAAATCACCACCTTCAGTAAACACTGTGAATGTATCGATATCAGATAATGCACCTTTTGCTTTGATAAACTTATCAATCATATTCGATGCCATATCGATTGAGATACCAAACTCTGGCAATTGTTTCAAATCAGGTACAACCGGAATCACACCTAAATCTGCTAATTGATAAGATGTTTCAGTTTCATCTGAAGATAACTTCAACACAGTCGCCTTATCACCAACTGAATCTACTTTTAAACTTAAATCGTTATCTAAGATACCTACTAAGTTTTTCAACAAAGAAGTAGTATAGATACCAATACTAAATGGAGTTGATGTAAATCCATCAAAGTCCACTTCACCTAACATAGTTTTATCATCCGAAATAAATCGAACCGATAATTTGTTTCCTTCGGCATTCCATGCTACCGACTCAATTACTCCACCTAATGAGTACTTTTGAATAAAGCGTAATAAATTTTGCTTGTTCATACTTTTTTTTTTAAATTTTAAATTATTGTTTTACAAATATACGAAAACTTTTTTAAAAAGCAAAGAATTTCTTTGCTGTTTTTGTGTCATTTGATGCTTTTTGCCATTTTAGGGCGTTATAGAAATCATCTACTTTGTTTTCCAACTCCGCTTTATAAATCATATCTCTA